TCTCTCTCATAGTCTACCACTGAACTGTTTAGGATTTTCAGGATTTAACCAACTTGTAGGCTTTTCACTTTTGAATAAGGAAAGAAAAGAAGGCATTAAGGATTTTCACCTCTAAATTCTTTGTCGCTTATGTGTAAATCCCATTTTCTATGTTCATCAAGTTTTTCAACTCTGAAGATTGTTGTTTTATCACTCAAGTCGTGAAGCCCCATGTCTGAAGTATGGGATTTTACAACAATATTTGTTGTTGTCACTATCCCGTCTGTCCCTTCTATGTCTTCAAAGTAAACCTCTTCAAGTTCTTCAATTCCTACATTTTCGTTTTTGAAAAACTCTTTAAGGTTTTCTCTTACTTCTTCTCTTTCACTTTTTGTTAACTGAAGTTTATCAGTCATTTTTACTTGTCACCTCCAAACTGTTCCTTGTAGATTTTACGATGTGTTTTGTTGTCTTGTGCTTGTTGTCGTAATCGTGAAACTTTCATTTTCAGGTTGTCACCTTGTAAATAGGAATTACTCAAGGCTGTATATAAAAGGTTGTCACTACCCTTATGGTTCTCTTTTTCTTTTCCTATAAGCCCTTTTCTTTCCATAACAACTAATTATCCTTAAACCTTAAAAAGGTCAGGCTGTGCAAAAAAAATTCACAGTCCTCCAAACGAAAAACCAAGCAGTGGGTCTGCGTGGTTGTGTGTCAGGATTTCGGGTTTTTTGTGTTGTAAGGAAATCGGGCGATTCGCGGTTTTTTGGCGGCGGGTTTTTGGTTTACCGGATTTTTTGTGTTGTAAGGAAACGCCATTTTTTCCAAAAATCGGATTTAAAAAAGGGGGGGGTGGGTTGTAAGTGTTTTTTTTAGCGGGTTTCTAGGTGTGCTTTGTTCATCATGTAGTTGTTGATGAGTGTTTTCACGTTTTTCCGGTCTAGTTTTTCTAGGTGTGTGTCCATTGTTTCTGTGGCTTGGTTTGTGATGTTGCCGTATTCGTTGAAGATTGTTGTGGTGCGGTGGATTTCGCCGGTGTCGAGGTGGCGTAGGATGGTTTCGAAGTGGTAGTCTTGCATTTGGCTGAAGGCTCTGTACCTTGTCCGGTAGTTTGAAGGGTTTTTTTGGTGTGTGAATGTTACGCCGTCTAGTTCGATTACGTCTTGTTCGTTGAGCAAGGGGTGGTCTGGTGTTTGGCTCATGTATAGTGTTTGGGGTTTAACTTTTATAAGGTTTGAGGACTAATTATATGTTATGACAGACATCCCTGATGTATCTAATAACGACGGTTTTGATTTCTACGGTAAAATCGACACGTTGGTAGACGGACTCGACCTCCCTCAGAAATGTTTTGAGTCAAGCGCTGATGTGTGCAGTATGATTAGAGAGGTTGATGATTTTAAGTATAGTTTCACTTCTTTCGGCGGTTATGATGCTGTTGTTTGTTTAAGCGTGTTTCTCGGTGTACGGCAAGAAGGTTGTCCTGTGCCGGCGCAGGTGGTCGTTGACTTTGTGCGTGGAAGCCCTGAGTTCGAGCTTTCTTCGAATTTTTCTGCCGACAAGTTGAATCAGTTGGCGAGGAAGTTTAAAAAGATTCTTCACGAGGAGGGCGGTGGTTTTGAACCTGTTTTTGTATCGGCTGAGGACTACGTGTCTTTTTACAGTGACCGTTTTGATTTCCCTGTTAACCAGGAGGATTTGGAGGAAGAGCTTGATGTGTCTCAGGTTGCTGTTCGTTATACGTATAAGGAGGTTGTTGAGGGTTTGACTGGTTTGGACACTAGTCATAAAGCTTTGAATGATGTTGAGGTTATGCCTTCGAGTTTTGGTTTTTACGGCGACAGTGTAGAAGGTTTTGCTCTTCATTTGCTTGAAAAAGTTGAGGAGAATGGTTTGGATGTGCGTAGTAAGTCGCCTCGTGTTTTGGCGGCCAGTGTTTTGTATGTTGCGGGGAAGCTTATTTAAGAGTTGGATACTAAGGTGATATTACGAACTATGGAAAATGCTAATGTGAAAGTTGAGGACCGTGTTACGACAGACCTTGGTCAAACCGAGGAAGCAGTGTTTGAGGTGGTTGCCTTGAATCCTGATGCAAGTATTGAGGACATCCGTGAGAAGTACAGCTTGTCTCAGAGCCGTGTTTTGGAGGCTACTGATGAGTTGCAGGGACGTGGTTTTGTCCGTCCTGTTGAGGAGGATGTGCTTAATGATTGTGTTTGGGAGGTGACGGAGCTTGGGCGTTTGATGCTTCTTAAGTATGTTCAGGTTATGAGGTTTGAAGTTATGGAGGCTAAGCTTCGTGGGCAGTCTAAGTCGCAGGTTGAGTCTTTAGAAAGTAAGAAGGAGGCGTTTGAGTCTGCTTACAGGCAGTGTAAAATGCTTTTCGAAAACGAGGGAGGTGAGCAGTAATGAGCGACGAAGAAAGTGAGGGGGCTGGAAGTAGTAATGTTCGTCCTCTTCGTATCCATGAAATGATTGAGGATGAGGTTATTGATGTTGAGTATGGTTTGACTCCTAAGCCGTTTAACCAGTTCAGTCCTTCGATGGTTGGTTATTGTAAGCGTCAGATGTACAACCGGAAGTTCAATCTTACGTCTATGGACCGGTATGTGAAGGGTATTTTGCATGCTGGTACTGTGAATCATTTCTGGTTGGAGCATCATTTGCCTGAGATGGTTGCTGACCGTGCTGTGGAGACTGAGAAACGTGTGCGTGTAGAGGTTCCGTTGGAGGACAAGGATTTCGACTTGTATGTTTACGGCGAGGCTGACGTGGTTGACAGTAAGGGTTTTGTGTATGACCACAAGTTTACCGGCGATGTGAGTTATGTGAAGGATGAGCCGAAGCAGAAGGATTACAGGCAGGTGAACATGTACATCTATGGTTTGAGTGATGTGCATACAGGTCAGTTGGAGTATGTGACTCGTGATGGCAAGTTCCAGGATGCGTCTGAGAACGTGGTTACTCACACGTTTGGTTTTGATGAAGAAACGTTTAACGCAACTGTTGAGAATATGAAGGAGGTTGCGGAGAAGGTGCGTATTGCTAAGATGCAGGGAACGGAACACATTAACCCGTTTGACAAGTGTGAGGAAGATTGTTTCTTCTGTGAGAAGGAGGTTTTGCGCCCTGAGGTTAAGGAGAAGTTGGGGCGTAACAAACCTGATGGGAATTTAAATGATGACGAGTAAGGTTCGTCACTCCTTTTCTTCTTTTTCTTCTTCGAACAGTGAGTTGAAGATGTCTTCGATATTCATTTGTTCTGGCGGTGTGTCGTACCAGCTTCCGCTTACGTAGAATTGTGCTTCTGTGTTTTCTCCTTCTTCGTTTGGGTCGTAGGCTAGGAAGTGTGCTGTGTATTTTGTGTCGGAGTCGTCTAGGTGTGCTTCTGTTTCTGAGACGTTCCAAGCGAATTTGGCGTTGGGGTCTACATCTATTTCTCCTCTTGTCGCTCCTGTTTCTAGGTATTCGTCTATTTGTTCTAGTTTTTCAGGTATTTTCCATTGCTGGTTTTTCATTTCTCTTTTTTTCATTTCTAGGTCTTCTTCGCCTGGACTGAATTGTCGTGTGTCTTCGTATGTTCCTGTTCCTGCTACGAAGTTTACTAGGTCGTAGATGTCTTCAAATTCGTCGTATGCGTCTACGTCTACGTGTGTTTCTCCGTTTTCGTCTTCGTAGGTTTCGAATGCTTCGTACCATGCTTCGCTTTCGTCTTCGATGAAGTTCCAGCCTTCTCCTTTTTTTGGTTCTGTGCTTTCCATAAAAAAATTACCTCGTTAGGTAAAAATGGAGGGAGGTATGTGCCGCTCCTGAGTTGGGGCGAGAACTCTGAGTCTTTGAGTATAGTCTTGGTATGTGGTGGAGCGGTTGAGTAAATAGTCCTCCCATAACTGTGTTTTTGTGTTTTAACTTTTAAATTGTTACTTGTTTTTGGCGAAGGGTTTATAAGGTTTGAGTGTTAATACTAAGTTATATGAGTCTTGAGCTTTATGACAACATTCGAGGTGTCTCGGAAGAAGATGAAAACCGTATTATTAATGACTTGCAGCATGATGGATTGACTTACGATGATTTCCAAGGCAAGTATGATTTGAGTCGTTATCAAGTTAAGAAAGCTGTTGAGTTGTTGAAGGACAAGGGTTTTAACGTTGTTAAGCGTCAGGAGACGTATACTGACCCTAAGAAGTATTCTATAACTGAAGAAACTGAGGATGATGGAGAGGTGAATGATGTTGTCAGGACTCGTGACACTTCTGACACGAAGCGTACTATTACTCGTGATGCTAATGAGTACCTTGTAGAACTTGAGAAGACGGTTAAGGACGCTAAGCAGGAGCTTGGTCCTTTGAACGCTGACCTTGATGAGCCTGTTCGTGAAGGCAATCAGTCTTTGGTTCTTCACCGTGGCGATGACCATTTCGGTGCTGTTGTCGAGGATGAAAAAGGTACTATTCTTTTTGACAGTGACACAGCTGAGGAAAGAGTCCGTGACTACTTTACCGATGCTATCAGGATTGCTCGTGAAAAAGACGCTGATTTTGACAGTGTTGTCCTTTTGATGGGAGGTGACATTGTTACTAACGAAGCGATTTACGAAGGGCAGGCTTATGACATTGATGCTACTATTGATGAGCAGGTTAGTCGTGCTACTACTGTTTACATGGAGCAAATCCAGCGTTTGAGTGATGAGTTCCCTATGGTTAAGGTTGTTTGTCAGCATGGTAACCACGGCGAGTTCCGAGGTAAAGGACAATCCAAGGGTGCGAACGCTGACGACATTATTTACAACCAGTTAGAACTTATGGGGCACAGAGAGGATTTAGAGAATGTCTGTTTTGTAATGAGTGAGAGAGCTAATTACGTCAATTTCAACATTAGAGACCATAACGCACACTTGAGGCACGGACACAACGTGAAAACACATGTTGGAACTTCTAGCCCTCAGCGTGATTGGAGAGGTTATCTTCACAACCACGGTTTTGACATTGCTTACCGTGGGCATTACCACAATCACCGTGTTGAGAATGTGATGGGTGTGCCTATTGTCATGGCTCCAAGTATTATGCCTCCTGGCAGCCACGAAGAAGAACTAGCGGTTTTCGGTGATGCCATGAGTTATGTTCATGGTGCTACTGATGAGACTCCGTTCGCATGGGTGGAGTATATAACTTACGAAAACCAATAAACTTTTGTGGAGGTGTAGGTTTTGGACCATTCCCGTGCTGTAACTAAGCATTATTTACCGGCTAAACACGCTGTGGAGAACGATGATGCTCTTTATGACATGAGTCTCCGTGAGTATAATTATCATTTGAATGAGGAAGTGCCTTTTGGTCCTCACCCTGACAGCAAGGGTAGGATGAAGGGAGACATTGACGTTGGGTTAGTTGATGTGGAGAGAGAAATTTTGTATGTGAAGGAGATTAAAACTAGTTATGGCGACCTTAGTAAGGCTGATGAGCAGTTGGAGCGTGTTGAAGACCATTTTGAGTCTTTGGGCTGGGATGTGATTACGAACAAGGTTTTGGAACGTTAACTTTTTTAAATATCTTTAATCTTTTTTCTTTTCATGGCAGTTTCTACGAATACGGACGGTAACTGGAAGACGGCTTCCGGCACGTTAAGTGAAGTGATTGGACAGTTAAACAGTGACAATGTTAAGAAGACGCAGGTTATCAGTGCCGGACATGACGGTACGAACTATTTCGCACTTTACTACACAGGGTGATTTTTTATGACTAATAGGACTCAGGATTGGACGCATCAGTTATTGAATGAAGGAGATAAATGGTTTGCCAGTAGACGTGTTACAGGTGTGGCTGACGAATCTTCAAGTGAATTAATTGTTGAGAACACTGGTGAAAACGCTGTTTTTATTGAGAAAGTTGTTTACCGTAATAATAACGGCGAGGCTTTTGTAGATGCTACAAGAAGTTTAAATATTGATTCTTCAGGTACAGAAGTTAATGTTGTTAACATGAATGTGACTGATAATACTCCTTCTCAAGGTTTTGATGTTGAGTATGGAGGTAGTTACAGTGGCGGAACTACTTTTTCACTTGACCTAATTACAGGAAGCAGTGGCGGCGGTAATAATGGGCGTTCTGCTGCTGAAGGCAACACGGCTTTATTCCGCATTGGCCCTGATGAGAATATCAGGTTTACAGTAACTAATAAGAGTGATGGACCAAGCGACCAGTTTATTGAAGTTATTGCGTTTACAGGAGACGAAATTTAAATAATTATTTTTCTTGGACGAATTCGTCGAATTTTTCGGCGGCGGCTACTATTTCTTCAGGAGTCATTTCTTTTTCATCTTCTCCTATGTCTTTTTTGTCCATGTATTCAATTGCTTTTTTCAGCATTTTCTGTTTTCGTTTTTCTTCGCTGATGTATTCTTCCGGGTTGTCGTATGGCCCGCTCATTTTTAGAAGTAACCCAGTGCGTCTAACTGTTTTTTTACGTCTTGGATTTCGTCTTCGGTGAGGTCTTGGCTGTCTCCTGTCGGACCGTATTCTTCGGAACGGTATTCCACACCAAAAATGTCTAGTAGGTATGGGGAGAAGTCGAAGACTTCATCCATTCCACGACCCGTCGTGTCTAAGAAGTACCCGGTGGTGCTATGCTCGTATTCACGGAAGCCGTGGTCGCTTATGACGGCTACCTCTGCCGGTTGTAGAGTTTTCAGTAACTCGCCAAGTAGTTGGTCAAGGATTTTGTAGCTTTTTACTGCGTATTCACTGTCTTCGCTTATTCCGGCGACGTGCCCCATCTTGTCTACAAGGGTTGTGCCGTAAGCCACGATTTCCTCTTCTTCCTCGGTTTCCTTGAATTTAGAAAGTCTATTCAGTTCTCCTGTTCTTAAAATGTTGTAGAATTTTTCTGTGTCTGTGTCAGGTTTAGCTCCTTCAGTCTTAACTTTAGAAATATAGCTTGCCGTGTTCTCGATAAAGTCTTTGTCAACATCTAAGTCGTCAGGATAAATGCAGTTACTCCACATACTTTTTAGTGTGGTGGAAACGAAGCCGGAAACCATTTTTCCGTTGATTTCCTTGGCTTTGTAGGTCATCGGCATTCCATACAAGAACATTTCATGGTTTTCTTCGCTTAGTTTGTCCCATACTGTGTCCATAACGTGGAATTTGGAGTCGCCGTCGTTCCAACCACCTGAAACCAGTCCGTGTTCCTCAGGTTTAAGACCTGTGTAAAGACTTGTCCACATTGGACCGGTGTGCGGAGTGCTGTATCCTTCGCATACAAAGCTTTCGAAGTCGCCGTAAACAGAGTTTTCCCTTTCCTGTAGTTTTTTGAAGTTAGGCAGGTCGCCTTTTTCAACTAGTTTCTGTACGAGGTCGGGGTTGAGTCCGTCTACGCCGAATACAAGTAGTTCAGTCATTATATATCAGTGAGAGATGTTTGTTTTTCTGTGCAGTCGTGTCGTTCTTTTTTGTTTCTGCTTTGGAATTTTCTTCCGCATTTACGGCATTTGAATTTCATTTGTATTTCACTTTTATTATTGTGCCTTCACGGCATCTAGGGCATTTTGAGTCTTTTGGGAAAAGGCTTGTGAACCATACGTCTTTCCAGCATTTGTTGCAGCGTAACACCATAAAGTATTACGCCAGATAGAAAAAGGGTTTTTAGGAGAGTTCTACTGTTTCTTCTTCCATCTCCTGTACGATTTCTTCCTGTGAGCCGATTACTTCATTTAACTGTTCTTCGTCAAGCCCGTTGATGAGGCATTCTCTGCATGCTGCTCCTCTGTCACCTGCGTAGCCTTCGCCGGAAATGCTTGGAAGTTGTCCGTCTAGGAATCCGTCTTCGTCAGGGACTTCTCCGAGTTTTCCGCAGAAATCGCATTTTTCTTTTCTTTCAAGGTCGTCGATGTCGTATTGTGTTCCGTCTTCTGTTTCGAATACTCCTGCCATTGTATGTCTATCAAGTGTATCCACGCAGCTGGACTCGAACCAGCGACTTCTCGCTCTACAGGCGAGCGCTCTGACCTCTGAGCTAGGCGTGGAATAATGATGCGCCACAAGCCGGAGTCGAACCGGCAACCCCTCTCGGAGACATCTTTTCCAGAGATGCACCCTCGCCTGTGCGGTTTGTTGCGGCATTTGGAACAAGGATTTACCTTGTTCTTCCAAGCTGATTGTGCCCGCTTTGTCGGCTACGCCGTGAGGTGGATTCGAACCTCCAAGGCTTGTTAAAGCACATCAGTTTTCAAGACTGACCCCCTCACCTGTAGGGTTTGTCACGGCATCGCCGGAATCGTGACTCGAACACGAAAGGCTCTGTAAAAGCTCCGCCGATTAGCAATCGACTGCCCTCGCCAATAGGCTTGTCCCGGCATTTATTTTTGTGCTTCGTCTTGCAGGTCGTTTATTACTTGTTTTATTTCGTCTCCGTGTTCTTTAACCTGTTTTTCGAAGTATGTTTTGGCGTTCCAACCTCGTTTTTGGTAGGCTTTGAATGCTTTTTCTGGTTCGCCTATCATAATGAGGGATAGGTAGAACCAAGGCATTTTGCATCCGTAACCGTTTTCTCCGAACTCGTGGTCTTCGCTTTCGAACCACAGCTTCACTAACTTGAATAGTTCTTCGTTGGTTGGACCCCATTCTGTATCGTGGCAGGTTACTACTACTTTGTAGTCGTCTTTGTAACCTGTTTGATGCTCTATCTTCGCCATCTCTTTAGCCCATGTATGTCAATTCTTCGTTCATAGGGCTTTCTGAACAGCTTCTATTATTACAGACGGGTTCCCCTGTCTCTGTGCTGTGTGCGGATTTAGTTCCTCCGCATTCATCGCATTTTTGTTGTGCGGAATGTGTGATTCGAACACACGACTCGACGTTGGCAACGACGCGTCTTACCCCTAGACCAATCCCGCATCTATGAAATCTTCGAACTCGTCTTGTTCCATCAGTTCTGCGTCTCCTGTCCGTGGACGCACATCGTTTGTGGTTTCTGGTACTATACTGTATTTGTTGACGGCTTTTCTAATCGCTTCTTTCTGGTTGTCTGCTTGTACGAACTTTAGTTTGTCGTCTTTTTGTCTGGTGTTACGCCGAACCCGAGATTTGCACTCGGGTCACCACGCTGACAACGTGGTATCGTAGACTAGGCTGGACCAATTCGGCATGTGTAAGGGCGGAGTAGCGGACTCGAACCGCCGTCTCGACCGCCACAAGGTCGAATCTTGACCAGGCTGGACCAACTCCACCATAGTATACTTTTGGAGGCCGGAGTATCTGTGTAACCCTCGTACGCTTAACGTTTTCAGGGTTTCTGTATCTCCGGCTGCTCCCAAAGCGCCCAAGGCACGACTCGAACGTGCAACAACCGCCTCAACAGGGCGACGCTCTACCTGATTGAGCTACCTGGGCATACTGTGTATATTATAATGTGTGTTTAACTTTTTTAAAGGTTATGTAGACGCACCACTTCACGGTTTTCGTCCCATAATGGGTAAACCCATGTCCGTTGTTCAGGGTATTCATCTTTGCGGTCTTCTAGTTCGTATTCGCTGCTTTCTATTTCCAGTATTTCGTCGTCGTCTAGGACGTATATGTCGGCTCTAAGGTCTTTGTTTTTGAACCGTGCTTCTGTAACGTATTTTTTGTTTTCTTGTTCTAGTTGCCAGCATAGTTCGAACTTTTTCTTTTCGTGGGTTTTGCTGTTTTGCGGGTGTATGTCTACTACGTTAGTTTTTTGTCTATCTTTGACAACCAGTTTCCGGCGGTTGTCGTTCCGTGTTTTTCTTAGTTCTTCTTGGTTCACCTGTTGTCACCTGAGCCTTGAAGCTTGTTTCTTTCCTGTCTGTCAAATAGTTTGTCAAGGTTTGACTGTGCTACGTCACTCATGTCGGCGTTTAATTCGTCTACCAAGCGTGTTAAGTACCAGAGTACGTCTCCTAGTTCTTTTGCAAAGTCTTCGTCTAGTTCTTTTCCGTCTCTGACATGTTTCTTTACTTTTTCGGCTACTTCTCCGGCTTCTCCGTTCAATCCAAGTGCTAGGTATTCAAGTGCTTGGTCTTCAGGGTAGATTGCTGTTTCACTGGTTTTTTCTTGGTATTGTGTGAAATCGGTTACGGGTGCTTCTGAGTCTTCGTCCATAAGCATTATTGGGCAGGCAACTTTTAAATATCTGTCTCCCGTATTTATAAGTAGATGACCGACGATTCAGATAATGTTATTGGAGATGTTATTCAGGCTAAAAGGTCTTTTGAAGAGTTTGCTACGAACGATAAGTTCATCGACCAAGGATACTACGACTCGGAGAATGGTGTCGTGGTTAAGGACTACCACATGGAATGGGTTGATGCTCTTGAGGACAATCAGAAAGTTGCTATTACGGCTTTCACTGGTTCCGGTAAGACTTCGATTCCTGGCGTTCTTTACCCTTTATGGCGTATTTTCCGTGACCCTAGCACTAATATTTTGATTATTTCCGCTACTTTGGGGCAGGCGACCCGTATTCTTAACGAGATTAAGCATCATATTGAGCACGCAGAGTATTTGAATGATTTGAAGCCTGAGGACCGTAGTGCTTCTTGGAGTAAGTCCAAAGTTGAGTTTACTACTGGCGGCGAGATTAAGTGTAAACCTGTTGGTAACGGTGCTAAGGCTGTTAAGGGTGCGCACGTTGACCTTGCTATCTGTGACGAGGCAGCTGAGTTCGATGACCAAGAAAAATTCCATAGAAACGTAAGAACTCGTGTTGAATCTCAGGGAGGAGACATTTGCCTTATTTCTACTCCTGTACACGAAAACGATTTGATGGCTAATGTTAGTGACGGCACTATGCCTCCTACGTGTAAGTTGTGTCGTAGAGAGTGTGATTCTTTAGGGACTGGTTATGAGTGCCCTGAACACGGCGAGCTTGAAGACCACGAGGTTGATGGAGGGGACAACATAAGTAAAATGGGTTATTGGAACAGTACTTACAGTGTTTACGATGAAGATGTCGGACCTGATGATGAAGGTGCTTTCCCGATTGGTAGAGGGGAGGACCAGAAGTGGGTGCGTCCGTTGTTCCCTGAGAACTTTGACCGTCAGAAGATTATGAAGCTGCGTGAGGAGAACATGACTATGTTTCAGAAAGAGTACTTGTGTGAGCCTCTTGCTGTTGAAGGAGACTTGTTCGACCCTAATGACATAATCGAGTTGTACGACAAGGAGGAACAGTTTGAGCAAATGAGTTTCGATAATTGCAGGTATTATATGGGTGCTGACTTCGCTATCTCGCATCAGGGGGACTATTCTGTGTTTACGGTTGTTGAGGTTCCTGATGGTTCGGGGCAGAAACCTGTTATCCGGCATATGGAGCGGTTGAGAGGTATGGGCTTGGATGCTCAGGAAGACCGTATCAAGGAGTTACACAAGATTTTTGACTTTGAACGTATTGTACTGGACGAAACCAACTTCGGTTCGACTGCTAAAAAGAATTTGAAGCAGGAAGGACTTCCTATCCGTGGACAGGACTTTAAGATGAAGGCTAGAAATAATTTAATGGTTGGTTTGAAGAATAAGATTGAGAAAGAAGAGTTCAGGATTCCTCGTGGCTGCGAAAGAAGTAGGAAGTTGACCGACACTCTTTACAACGAGCTTTTAGGTTTCGGTACAAGTGAAACGCAGAGCGGAAGTATTACGTACAAGTCTACTGCTAAGCACGATGACACAGTTATGAGTTTGGCTATGGTTATGGCGGGTATTGAGAGGAAAAAGCCTGTTGTGACTACCATGGCGTTTTAGGAACAAAAACCATTATAAATGACGAGTTATAATATTAATGTAGAGTGTTCATGCCCGATTTTGTTGACGCTCTTTCCAGTTACAAAGACCGACTTTCTGATTACTTGAAGCAGAAATACAGTGATTTGTATGACTGGTCAGGGCTTAAAAGCAAGAAATACAGGTTTAGAAAATGGTTACGTCCTAAGAAGAGTTATTTGAAGCAGAATATCTCTGCTTATGGCTCGGCTTACAGTAAATACTTTTTATTTGAGTTCGCTCCTTACGTAGTGGCTTACGGATTGATGATTAACTTTCCGGTGGCTATGCTGCTTGGCTGGGCTTTGACAGTGGAGACTGTTATCAGTTGGGGCTTAGTGTTTTACTTGATTGATGAAGAGTTTATCTCCATGGCGGAGAGGCTTAAACCGTACATCAGAGTGAAGGTAGATAATTAAATTATGAGAAAGGTTAAACAAGTTTTAAGTCAAAAGGAGTTACAGCAGAGTCCGGGTGTCTCGGGGACGCAGGCATCTATAAAGGACGATACTACTACTGATACTTCTACCAGCGATGAGCAACTGGAAAAAGCTTATAATAATGTTCCAGCGGTTTTCAATGGTATTAACAAGATTTACCAGACGATTATGAGCCGTGACCGTGAACTTGTCGGTGAGCGGACGGAGTTCTACAGTGATTGGCTTGGTAATGTTGGAGACATTGGGGGTAATGCTCCGTGGAGTGAAATACATGCTAAGATACATAAGTACAAGCTTATTTACGGACAGGCTTTTGTAGAGATTATCCGTGACCAAGACACAGGTGAACCTGTGGATTTGGCTTTTATTGACCCTAAGCGTATGGATTACGCTAAGGAGGGTACTGGTGCTTCGACTTACGGCACTGGTGCGGACATCGCCTTGGACAGGTTCCAGAATCCTGTTGGTTATGTTCAAGAAGTTGATTATTATGAGGGTGACCAAGTTGACCAGGTTTATGAGGTCCCTGACAATGTAAGTCTTTCTCAAAACCAGATTTTTATTCCTGCTGACAGTATCGCTCATTTCAAGCTTTATGAGACAGGTGAAGGGTTTTATCCTACAGGTGTGATTGACCCTGTTTTCAGAGATGCGGAGCGCAGTTACCAGTTGAAGCAGGATTACGCTGACACAGCACATATTAATTTGTTCCCTACTCGTGTTGCTTACGTTGGGGATGAGAACCACGAAGCGACTCCGGAGCAGATTAACACTATTAACAATCAGATGAAGCAGGCGAAACACAGTACTGAGTGGACTTTCCCTGACCATGTTGACATGGAGATGCTTGAAGCTGAAAACCCTGAGGCTCTTCTTGAGTTCTTCCAGCACTTTAACGAAGAGATTTCATCTGGTTTAGGACTTGCTAACGCTATTGTAATGGGTAAAGGTGAGGATGTTAACCGTGCTACCTTGGCTATTCAGGACAGGATGTTCCAGATTAGTCTTCGTGACATGATTAACAGGACTAGCAGGAATATTGAGAAGCAGATTTTCGGTGAGATTGCCGATTACCACGGTCACGATGATTACCCTGAGTTTGAGTGGGACACGGACATACAGTTCAACTTTAAGAATGAGGACGAAACTGATGACATTGACAGCAATTCTGGTGAACCTGTAACTAAGAGAGGTGAAGATAATAATGAAGAATAAGAAACTTGAAAACATTGATTTTATTCTTGGCGAAGCAAGAAAAACTGTTAGGTCTGCTATGAGTTCTGATGATGAAGAGCTTGAAGAGTTTGAGGCTCGTGGAGCTTATCTTCAAGAGTTTGAACGTGTATGCGAACGTTTTGGCGTTGAGGTCGAGCTTGAAGAAGATGATGAGTCTAAGGACGAAGTTTATTCCGAGTGGAATGACCACGTTAACATGACGGCTACAGAGTTGAAGAAGTGGAGTAAAAATCCTTGCAGCAGGCAGGCAAGTCAAAAACCTAAAACAGTTATTAAAAGAAATCTTCGTCTTTTAGAGAGGAACAAGGAGGATTGGACTAGCAACGATGTTGAGGACGCTAAACGTACTATAAGCTTTATTAATCGTATGAAGGCGAATCGTCCTGACAGTCCTCGTGAAGGTCCGCACGGATGTCCGAGCGAGTGGGCTATTTCTATGCTTAACTGGGCTTGGAATCCGTTTGACAGCGTTCCTACTCCTAGCAGTGAGGTTAAGGACGACCTTGAAGCTGTTGAACAGGTTAATCTTAGCAGCGAGTTGCAGGAGCGTAAGAATATTAAGGAGGCTGAGATGCTTGCTGAGCATGTCTGGATGATGAAGGATGTGTTGATGGCTCACGGCAGAGAGTTTGAAGACCAAGCTATGCGGCTTGAAGAAACTAAAAGCAAGGAGGAAGTTAATCAGATTAGGGATGAGCTTCTTGAACGTGTAGATGTTTTGAATGAGAAGATTGAGAGACAGATTAAAGGAATTAAGGAAGGCTCTGAAGAGATGCAGGAGTCTGAGAGAGGTAGTTACGAGTTCAGTCCTGTGCCTGACCAAGTGCTTTATGAGTCTCAGGAGGAGGCTGAAGACAGAGCTGAAAGCCTTGGTATTGAAGGTTTCCATTTACACCCTGTTATTTTCAGAGAGCCTGAAGACATACCTGACGACTTAATGGATGACGTAACGGTATACAACATGCCTGGTGAAACTCATGAGGATTGGGTTGAGGCTGTTGAAGAAAGTGAGGAAATGAGTGATTCTCGTAAGGCTTCGCAAGTTGTCCACGGCGACCAAGAGAAGCATTTGGGAGCTGACAAAGAGGAAGAAGGTGTACGTGTTCCGCCTGTTGCTATTCACAAGGTTGAAGGCGGTAGCCAAGTCGAGGTCTCTGAAGATGTTGAGGAGGTTCTTGACGAGCTTTGGGAAGAAAACTCTGAATAAAAACACGTTTTTTGTATTTTGATAGATGTATGAGGCGTACAGACCAACTACCATTTAAGAAACAGACCAAGTATGTACTTGAAAGAAAGGTTTCAGGAGAGAAGTCTTATTTCTGGAAAAAAGAAGGTGAATCGTTTTTTGAACCTGAGAATGAGGTGGATACTCGTGTAGCCAGTGTTATTGACGACAAAGATTTTCTTTTGGAAGGCTACGTTGTTGAAAACAGTTTCTACGTAACTGACATTCTTTACTATGACGGCGAAAACCTTACTAAGAAAGAGTGGCCTGAAAGGTACAAGGTTTTGAAGAACGAGTTCCGTTGGAATAGTGCGGTGAAGCTTAATCGTCCTTTGGTTGTTACTAATCGTTCAGAGATGGAGGAAGCGGTTGAGTTGTTCGACATGTTGGATTACAGTGAAGGTGTTCTTATAAGAGATTATAATTCTAGTTACGACGATGAAAAGATTTTTGTTTCCAGCGAGGTGGTGTCTTAGATGGCTAGACCTGTTGGAAGTAGGGAGTTAAGTGTTTCTCAGATTAAGCGTATTGTTGAAATGAGTCAGGATGGTGCTAACCGACCTGATATTGCGGAAGAGGTCGGTGTTGCTAAACGTACAGTTTGGCGTTATCAGAACGATTTTGACCTTGTTTAGATGGTTATTCTCACGGCTTCGTTAAGGCTTCTACATAAAGCTTTTAAATGCAACTAATATCTGGTTTAACTATGGAGACTGTTGAAAAACTTTCCGCCGACGAAGTTAAATCGTTGGAGGATGATGTAAGTGTTCCGTACAGGGTTGAAGATGTAACAGTTTTAAGTCCTGGGGAATGGAACGGTCTTAAATGGACGGCTTCAGAGCTTAGAGAAGCGGTTCAAGACACTGATTTCGACATGTCTCAGAGTAGAGGTGACGAAACTCCTCCTAACGGCTCAATCTTTTTCGACCACGATGACAGAAGCGCCGACCAATGGGTTGGACGCGTAGAAAATGTTAGAATGGAGGGAGATGATGTTAAGTCAGACCTTGTTATTACAGATAAGCAGACGGCTATAAACCTTGAGTTTGGTGCGCCGTTCGGTGTCAGTCCTAAGGCTGATGGATTGGTTAATCAGGAAGGGACTATGAGAGACTTTACTTTTGAGAATTTCAGTCTTGTTGTTAACCCTGCTGTGAAGACGACTTGGTTGAATGAAGATATTACCGCTGTTTTACAGGACATGGAAATCCATGAGCCTAAGTTCGGCGGCACTACAGAAAGTGATTGGAGTAGCCCTAACCTTGAAGACTTTACAGATAAGTCTTGGAGTGACATGTCAAGTAGTGAGAAAGAAGCTATCGGGATGCACTTTATGATTAGTAAGAGCGGTTTCCCAGCTGAGAACTTTGGAGACCTTGCGTTACCAGTTGTTGAGCCTAACGGCGACCTTAACCTTAATGCTTTGCAGAACGCTAAGGCTCGTGTCGGACAGGTTTCAGGTATTGATGAAGACGAGATTAGACGTGTTGGACGTATGATTAACAACTTGGCTAACGGCAACTTTGACGATGTTGACTTTGAAGATGTTGACATGTCAGGTAATGGCGAGATGAAGCAGCACGGCGACGAAGATGAAGAAATGAGCGGTCACAAAGAAGAAATGGCTGAGTATCAGTACAGTGAAGGTGACAAAGTTAAGTGGCAGGACGGTGCGGCTCAAGGAGTTATTCGGGGAAGAACAAAAAGTGAATGTTACAATTCAGAGATTAAGGGTAGTAATGAGATTTGCGGGACTGAAGAAGAACCAGCTTACCTTATTGAAATATATAAAGACGGCGAGACCACGGGTACAATGGTCGCACATAAACAAGGAACTTTGAACAAGGGAGATTTTGAGTTAAATGATATTTCGGTGAAAAACCCTATGGCAGAAGAAGAACAAACAGAGCAAGAGCCAGAAGCAGACGAATCCGTTGAGGAGGAATCTGTTGAAAATAGTGAGAACTATGTTACTGCTGAAGAGCTTGAGGACTTCAAATCTGAAGTCATCAACACTGTTCAGGAGGAACTTGGCGACGATGACGAAGCTGACGAAGAAGCTGAAGACGGAGACGTTGAAGAAGTTGAAGAAGAAGCTTCCGACAACACGGAGCTTTCAGAATTTGAAGAGTTCCGACAGGAAAACCCAGAAATGAGCCTTTCAGAGGCAGCTGAAGAATTTGAAGAAGCATCTAAAGATGTAGACACAAAGATTGAAGAGATGCAGGAAAAGTTCGAAGAAAAGATTTCCGACCTTGAAGAGAAGCTAGAGAGCAAAGAAGAAGAAGTTGAGGAGCTTTCAGAGAAAGTAACTAATCCTCAGAGAGCTACTCAGGCTTCTGGTGCAGAGGACGGCAAAGACCTTCGTGAGGAGGTTGCAGAGCTTGGAGACGAAGAGCTTCACGCAGCTGTTTTCGATGACATGATGTCAGAGAGAGGCGTTAGAGCAACAAAGGAGATGATTCACAATGAGTAGAATGGCAAAAGGACAGAGAGCTGTTCAGCGTGAACGGCTTTCAGAGACAGTTGCAGAGCTACAGGCTAGTACTGGCGCAACAACAACAGGAACTTCCGGAGGACCTTCTGGTGGAGACACACTTTCCGATTACACAGCAATCGAATTCCTTGAGAGAGTAGTTCGAGACGCTGAAGAACGGAGAGTGTTCGAAAGAGTTGCTTCAGTCTACGATGACCTTGTTGATGTTGGAGACTCAACACTTGAGATTCCACGTACAACAGGACATCTAGACCTTGAAGACCAGCAGCCAAGCGGCAGCGAAGGAGATGACAGAGGTTATCAGCAGCTTGAGAACCTTGACACAGTTGAAACGACTATCACAGTAGACAGTTTCGTTTCAGGTGGAGTTAAGATTTCCAAGCAGGCTATGATGACCACAAACATTGACCTTGTTGAAGAAGCAAGGAATGCTGTCACTCAGCAGATGGCTGAAGACGTTGACTATGCAATCCGTGATGAGATTGTAGACGCAACACCTTCCAGTCACATCATTGACCAGACAACTTCTAGTGAGTTGACCCCTGAGTCAATCGCTGACGCAATGGAGAAGATTGAGGAGAACAATTACACTCCTCGGTTCCTAATTGTCGCACCAACACACATCAATGACCTTAGAAAGGACTCTCAGTTCACAAACGCTTCCGAGTACGGAGACGACGAAGTAGTTATGGACGGAGAGATTGGACAGTACCTTGGTGTATCTGTCCTTAAGACCCAGGCAGCAGTCGGAGGAAGCAATTCTAATGACTCTGTTGCAGGAACTTTCGCCTACATGGTAGGAGAAGGTCCTGAAGGTCAGGCAGTTGGTCCGCTAGTGGCTTACAAGGAACTTCCAAACATGGACATGGAGTTCGACCGTGAAGAGAACACACAGAAGATTTACTACGACCACACGTTCGAAACCAACACCATGCAGGAAGATGCTCTTGCACTGATTCAGACAAACGACTCTACCTAAGTTAGCTTAGGCGGAGTTTCAAACAACAGTACGTAACGGCTTACAGCACAAACACAGGGGGTGACTCCTGTGTAAAGTTGTTTGCCGAAGCGGAAGTTATACGGCGTTAAATCCCCAAATTTTATTTTATTTTTACGCCGCGGGGCAGGCAGGCGCGAAAGCGTGAGCTCGGATTTGAGAGTTGATGCCCGTATTCAATCGGGACAGCGAGGTCGAGTGGTTTCGCCTGAATGGTACACGCCAAAATCTATATAAACAAAAAATATACTTAACGAGGTGAATTATTTATGGGAGACGCAAGTTTTAACAAAGGAGGAGTACAAGCAAGAAACTTTAAGGCAGGAAGTGTAACGCTTTCAGGCGGTTCTGACACAAGTGTCAGTCTTGACCGTTCTATGAAGAATGTGCCTGAAGTTGTTGCTACAGCTCAGAGTGCAGCTAATGTTTACGTTGTTTCCAAGGACCAGACAGGTTTCACTCTTGGAACAGACGCAGGTACAGACACAGACGTAAGCTGGGTTGCTTTCAACGATGACCGAGCATAGAGTCAGTGATTACACCTTCAAAATCTTTTTATACTAACAGAGGTAATTATATATTATGACAGAAGAATTGCAGAAGAAGTACGCACGTCTTCTACGTGAAGGCAGAACTGCTGAAGCTACAAAGGTAGCTCAGGAGATGAACGGAAGTGTTTCCGAAGAGGAAGTTGTTTCATCTGAAGTTGAAGAGGTAGATGAACCTGTTTCTGAAGATGTTGAAAAGTTCGCTGAGCTTAAAGGTGTAGGCGACGAACTTGCTGAGGAAATGGTTCAAGTATTCGGAGACTACGACAGCTTTGTAGAGGATGCTGATGTAGACAGTCTTTCCGACATTGCCGGTATCGGTGAGAAGAGTGCAGAAGATTTGCTTGAGCAAATAGAGGAATAATTAAAATGACTTATTGTTCAGTTAACAAGGTTAGACTTGTTTCTGGACTTGAATCTCACGATGTTGACGACGGCAAGATTCGGGAGCTGCGTGACGAAGTAGCTACGGAAGAGTTGAATGAAGACATTAATCAAAAGGTTCAAGACGAGCAAGTTAACCGTACTATTTCGGCTGAGAAAGAAAACAGTATTGACGGTAGTAACAATACTTTCTATCTTAGAGGAACTCATAACTCAGAGCTACAAATAGGCGATTCTAACGGCGATGGTAATGTCGATGAAACGGATTTAAACTTTTACTTTTTAGATGGCGACAACAACCGTGTAACAAACCTTGATGTTACCCTTGAAGACAGGGAGATTGGTGAAGTTACTGTTGAAGATTCCAGCGGTGATGCGTTGGAGAACGGGGATTTGTTTGTAACTTATGTTTTAGCTCCTGTAGACCAAGATGGGTACACTAACAACGATTTCAGCGGTGACGGACCTGACAGATTGATGGAGACAGCTTGCGCACAGTTAACAGCTGCTTATGCTTTTACAAATGTTGAAGCCAGTAAGTTGAAGGATTTCAGCGTTGGTAACGTTACTATCAACAGTCAAAGCGAAGGAGCAAGGATTATGCGTAACGAATACCGTAATACGGTGAAGCGTATCAATCAGTCACAGGTCATCCAGACAAGCCAAAATCAGAACACGGTTGAAGGAGCATTTACGATGTGATTTATTATGGCTGAAGAAAAAACTGAAAAACAAAAGGCTCTTGAAAGAGCCCGTAAGAGGTATGACATGGATTACAAGGGAATACTATTGAACAGCCTTGCCTCCATTTTTTCAAGTGTTACAGCCACTTCGGTTACAAGTGCTTTGACAGCTATCCCTGCTTCTCAGCTTCCGGTTGTTGCGGCAGGTATTTTCCTTGCACAGATTTTACCGAAGGTTATCATTGAGCTTCACAAGTCTTACTTCCGTAATAAGGCTAGACAGGAGGCTTATTCCGAAGGGCTTTTGGATGACAACTTTGATGATGACGGGACGAATTCAAAATCAAAGACAACATTATCCTCTTTTCTTTCAATGTGTGAACACATGAGTTATTATTGAGGGCAAAGCTTTTTAAAATGAGGTTAATGTATGACTTATATAGACGATATACTTAAAAGCACAGGCGAGGAAAGGGCGACTTTGAAGGTCGTCAAAGAGTCTGACGTGAACAAGTGGGGAGACGCACAAGAAAACGTTTCCGAGACAGAGGTCAGCGGGGTTTTCGAACTGCTTTCTGCTGAACGAGAGGAGGTGACAGAAGGCGACTTCGAGTCCGGTGACTTAAGAGCTTACATACCGACAGGTTTCGACAATATTGAGGAAGGGAATATCCTTGTTTATCAAGGTAAAGAGTACCGGATTCAAGACATTATGAAGCATGAAATCGGTAACCAAGGACATTTGGAAGTAGGTGCTAGCAGAACATGACAGAAGAAGATGACATGATTGAAAACTTTGACGAGAAGACGCAGGAAGAAAAACTGAATACGTTGAGACGACTCCATAAGAAAATGGATGATGACGAGTTCAACGGCTTGATTCAGCAACTTGACATTGAAGGAGAGCTGACCGTTACTGTTTACGACGAAGACGGGAACGAAAAACAAAAGGAAAAAGAAGAATTTTAGATAATATTAAACGAGGTGAAATAATTTATGGGAGTACCAAGCGAAGCTCGAACAAACGTTGCAGAACTTATTGGAGCAGGTACAGGCGGTAATCGTTACGATTCCGTAGGTATCGGAAGTGACAGCACAGCATTCGCAGACGGAGACACAAGTCTGGGAACAACTGTTGACACAGACACAGGACTTACAGCTTCAGTTACAGGCGACACTATGACTATTGTAGGAACGTTCACAGGTAACTCTGCTACAATCAGAGAAGCTACTGCATATGAGAATGTTGCGGGAGACCTTCTTGCACGGCAGGTTATCAGCACAGTTAACGTTGAGACGAGCGACACATTGGAGATTCAGTGGGACGTACAAATCCAGTAACTACAACAACAACTTTTTTTAACTACGCATTGATAGATTATGACAGACGACAAGAAGAACATTGTTTTAGCAATTCCAAACCGGAGCAGTTCAAGCCAGATAAATGCGGAGTTAGCGCATTTTATACACGGCGTTGGCGAAGAGCATATGCCTGAAAGCGGTGATTACGAGCTCAAAGTCAGTTTTTCTTATTTACAGCCTGTTGATGCTAACAGGAATAAAATGGTTAAAGACTTTCTACAGAACGAAAATAATGAGTGGATGTTGATGGTGGACAATGATGTTGTGCCGCCAGGAGACATCTTGAAAATGGTTGACACAGGTGAGAAAGTTGTTTCTGCTACTGTAACTGTTAAGAAGGAAGGTGTTCCGCACCCTGTTATTGTGAAGCAGCGTGAGGACGGCAAGTTCCGACGTATGGGTATGGAAGAGTACCGTGAAGAGATTAGTGATGAAGGACTTGTCGAGGTTGACGGTGTAGGAACTGGTTGTTTATTGGTTCACAGAAGTGTTTTTGAGGAGATGAGTCCTCCGTGGTTCAAGTTTGTTTACAACGAGGACGGTACTTTGAAGCTTGGTGAGGACTTTTACTTTGGTCAGAGACTTCGACAGATGGACATTCCTATGTACGTGAACAGCAATTATGTGTGTAGTCACTACCGTAAAACTGATTTGACAGAGTTCGCTCAGATTGTTGCTGATGCGGAGAATGTCAGCCCCGAGTAACGGGGTTAACGGTAACTTTTTTATGTGACAATATACAATTATTAGGTATGGAAAGAACTATCGACATTTCTTTCTCCGACCAAGCTCAGACAATTATTGATGCTGCTGACGCTGATGAAGAGGACGTAGTTGATTTTTTGATTGAAGCAGGCGGTTTTACGGTTGGAGGAAACGAAGTGATTGCATACCTAGAAAATAAAAAGTAGATTCGAGGATTGATAATTTTTGGTATGGGACGCATCTAAGTCACCAGGAGATTTAATTACTTCTAGTGATTGGAATGACATGGTTAGCGACCAGAAGAATCACTCTAGTCGTCACAGCGACGGCGGTAGTGATGAACTTGATGCTGCTGACCTTGCAGGTAGTTCCGGTACTTCTGGACAGCTTCTACAGACTGACGGTTCTGCTGCGTCTTGGGTTGATTTCAGCAGCGGTGCGAGTGTAAGCGATGATGGTTCACAGGTTCTAGCACAGCCAGATGATGTTAACTATGCTAATGCTTTAAGCGCCACTGATGACGGCGATGGCACAGTCACCGTTGATGTGGAGTCTAACAGTATTCAAACCAGTGAGTTAGACCTTTCTATCAGCCCTACTTGGACAGGTACTCACACTTTCAACAATGCTCTTTTGAAGCCTCAGGACAGCGGTTCCTCCACTTTGGCTAACATGGCTGTGAGCAGCACACCTTCTCAAGGAGTTGAGCAAAGCATTGGTATTGACATTGATAATACAAGGATTTTCAAGGCTTATGCTGAGGCTGACGGCGCTGGCGGAATTCAGCAGGCGGCTTTAGACATGTCTACCAACGACATTCAGAACGTAGGAAACATTAACGGCGTAGATATAACAAGTCATTCTAGCAGGCACGAAGACGGGGGAAGCGATGAGTTAGATGCTGGAAATCTTGACGGTAGCTCAGGCAGTTCCGGACAAGTTCTTAGAACTGATGGCAATTCTGCTTCTTGGAGTGATGCTGGGAGGCAGACTGTAGACAGTAACAAGGTTTTACAGCAAACTTTGAAATTCGGCTCTGAAGGAAGCAGTACAACTTCTACAAGTTTTGTAACTATTCAGGACTCGGATATAGCTGTTGATTTCGACACGTTCAAAGACAGTTCTGGCAATGTTTTTGTAAAGGCTAAGTACCATATGAGGAATAGTTCTCCTCGTGCGGCTGACGGTACTTCAAACAGTATTTCTGCTGACTACAACGATGCTTCCTACAGCACAAACAATTCGGAGGCTAGAGCTGTAACTAATACAGGAGATATAGAAAGTTATGACTTTGGAGGTAACAGCGGCAGCCCTATTTCATCCGCCAACACTTATACTTTGACTCAAGCAACGAATATTCAGTTGGAAAGCCAGAGTATTTCTAACAGTAACGGATTAACCATTCCTGAAAACGCTTTAAGCGGACCAGATAAATTGTATACTTGTTCTGGCTCAACTGTACAATCTTATGACTTACCTGAAGAGGTTTTATTTAGAGCAAGTACCTTGAATAGCTTTGACGCTTCTGGTCAAACAAGTAGCGCCGAAGATATTACTTGGAATAATGACTCAGCAGATACGGATGGAGATAAGTTTTATATTGTAAGTTCCGGAGATTCAACCGTTTACTCTTATACAGCAAGTACGAATTATGACATAACCACTTTGTCAACAGCTAACAGTTTCGATACTTCAGGACAGGATTCAGACCCTTCAGGAATAGCTTTCAACAGTGACGGAACCAAAATGTTTATTGCAGGTAGGTCCTCATCTACTATTTACAGCTACACGTTAAGTACAGGGTTTGACATTACAACTACTTCAACAGCTAATACTTTAGATGTGTCCTCGGACGTAGGCACGGTGTCAGATATTTCTTGGGACAATGATGGCTCACAACTGTATGTATCTGATTCGGCAAACAGTGATATAGTATTTTATAGTTGTAGCACCAATTATGACATTTCAACAGCAAGCCTCAACACTACTGCAAGCGCCCCTATAGCTGTAGAAGGTTTTCAGTTCCATAACGACGGCTACTTCAGAATTTATGTAGGTGGTGGCACGGCAGTCCAAGAGTCTATTGGGTCAGGTAACCCAGGAGACCAGCCGGGTATAACTTATGTCGACAGCAGCAGCCTGCACTTTGTTTACAGCCCCTCTCAAGCAATAATCTATGAAAACGACTCAGGAGGACAGTTAGTAGATTTCTACGATGTAAAAAGCATTTTAGGGATTGCAGACTTCGGAGCTTTAACTAACGATGGGAACAACTTGTTTGCCGTTCCTAGACAGACTTCTTCACCTACAACCTTCTATGAGTTGTCTGTAGGAAGCTCTTCAATTACACAAGTAACTACTTACGATGTAAGTTACAGTAGCGGAAGCCTGAACGGTATTTTTTATGACTCTAGTAACGGAGTGTTTTTCACTTTCGACTCTGGAAGTCAAGACGCTGTAGAACTTGATTCAAGCTTTAACAAGACAGGATTCACATTTGATATAAGTAGCTTGGTTGATGACGGAGGAAGCGGGTCAGCAAGTCAGAGAAGCCACTTTGGGTACTATGACCCTGATACAGATGTTTACATTGTAAGCGACGACGTTGAAAACACTACAAACGACACGCTAGCAAGCTTTGAGGCAAGTCCTGGACAGGCGTTTGCAAGGATTTTCAGACAAAATGACGGAACAGTTGTTTCAGGAACTCAAGCTGGTGGAGATGCAGGGGATGTCTGGAACTTTTTTGAAACAGGTTGGATTGATTTAAGCAGTGAGTCGGGTAATGAGTCTTATCAGATACAGTTAAGCACTGGTGACAGAGGGGAGGCTTTCTACAACAGCATGGTGCTTCACATTGCTACACCGGAGTGATTCTTGAATGAGATTCGAAAAAGTTCCAATAACTTTCTTCAAGGATTCTGATATGGAAGCAGTTAGGTATGCTAAAGAAAGTGATTTCGCTTTAGATTTTTCTCTTGTATGTTTTGATGAAAAAGACTTTGGACTTTCTTCGATAAGTTACTCTCCTCGTGACGACTTCTTTTTTGTAGGTTGTCGCCAAGGAAGAGAGTTAACTGAGGAAGAGGTTTCTAAGTATTTAGAATTTATCAAGGAAGAGCATAACTCGAATTTCTTCGAATTTGATTCTTGGGGAACTGATTTTTTCAACGAAAAAAACTTTTACAAGGTTGGAAACGGTTTTGTAGTTGTTAAAGAACCTATAGGCAGAGAGTATGCTTTCAAAGAAGTTCTTGATTCTGAAAGTTTTGATGACTTCTGCCACTCATTGAAAGAAGATTACGGTTTGGAATGCTTTAAAAGCAATATGGGGAAAGGTAAGAAGAAGAGAACTATTTTAAATATTAAAAATTCTTACGAACATGCTGAAATATTTACTTCTCGCTTTTCTGATGAGCTGGACGACTTTGTTTTATCTTTTTTCTCAACAGAAGTTGAAAATATTTCGAGGATGTTGGAAGGTTCTCTGTCTTATAAAACTAGAGAAGCTGGTAGGAAGGATGGCACAGGCAGAATAATTCGTCCTTGGTAAAAAGATTTATAAGGTTTGAGTTACAATTTGTTTATAGAGATGACTGTCGCCATAGTTTTTGCTGACGGAGAAGATTTTTCTTTTATCGAAGATGATTTTAGTTCTGGAAGCATCATGGTTGATTCTATTGATTCGGGTAGGAACTGGTCTATTTATATGACAGGTCTTAGACCTGTTGAGAACGGGATTCTTTCGAAGGATTGTTTTTTCAGAGATGGGGATGTGGTTGAAGACTACAGAGATTATGTGAATATGAATATGGTTAGAAGCGACTATAATACTAGCCTGATACAAGAAGATGTTGCTGAAGATTATTCTGTAGGTTCTTTTTATGTTCCTGGTACGTACCCTGATATACAAGTTGATTTTTGTGTAACCGACTCTTTTGAAGATTTTCCTCCGGTTGTTGAGGACGCAAAAGTCCTTAAAAAAGAGGATAAGGATGCCTTGGATTTGGATTTGTTTAATCTTGTTTCAAATGTTAGAAAAAGAACTCTTGAAGCCGTAGAGGAATCCTGTTCAAAGGATTTAGACGTTGTTTTCGTATATCTTGGTTTTCCAGACCTTTTACACCATGTTCATTGCAGAGGTGTTTCAGACCAGTTGCTTGAAACAGTTTTTGAAAAATACGACTCAGAATTTGACGAAGTTCTAATGATTTCAGACCACCAAGTTAGAACGAAAAGCAGAACCATTGTAGGTAAACATCAAACTCCTGCCAAGTACATTTCAACTTGGGACGAACTAGGAGGCGAGGTACAGCCCTTAGAGGTTTACGGAATGATTGAAGATATTATATATGAAAACACAGAAGTTTAAAGCGGAGGATATGACACAAGAGTTTTACGAAAACCCTTTTACAGCCCATGAGCTACAGCATTTAGCGTGTGGACAAGGGGAAGCCATTATTGAGAACGGTGAAATTGTAGGTACTGTAAGACCTTTAGCTGAGGAAGGAGATTTCTGTCTCTATGTTTTGGATGATGAACTTTTGTCATCGGTTTTTGACTTTGTGAAGGAGCAAAAAGATTTTAACAAGGTTTTAAGTTTGGATTATCAACTTGAAGACCTTGGTTATGAGCTTGAAGAGCATCCTGTTTTCAGAGGCGGTGTTTATGAGAGTTGAAAAAATAACTGAGCCAGTCGATTTGGACATAAGAGACAAAAATCTTACTCCTATAGACCATGAGTATTCTCATTTCCGGATTGACAAGATGCCGAAATACGTTTTCTTTGATGAAAATGAGTATGTTTTACACATTAGGAGGAAACAGCACCGCTTAGAGACTTTTGTTGTTTGTTCGAACTCCGAGCCTACAAAGTTCGAAAAGCTTTCGGCATTTTCATTTTTAGCTACCTGTGTCGAGGGGCAAGAGGTTTTAATAAGTCTGCCTGCTAGTTGGAACATTAAGAATGTTTTTGACAGTCTTTTCGAGTCTTACGAAAAGGACTTTGTGAGGGAGGGTCCTAACGGTGACGAAATCCAGTACGAGGTGGTTCTGTGACCTGTGTTTTCGGAACTTTCAATTTTCTGCATCGAGGCCATATCAATTACTTTGAGCAGGCTGGCGAAAACCTAACTGTTTTTTTAACCGATGATGATTACAGCGAGAGCGTGGTAAGTTTTTCAAACCGTAGAAAAGTTCTTGAAGCTGTTGAAAGAGTAGATAAAGTTGTTAAGCTCTCTAGTGAACCTGATGAAATGATTGAACAGCTAAAGGCGTTCCAGCCGGAAGAAGTTGTTTTCGGTTACGACCACGAAGAATACGCAGAGAGAATGAGCAAAGCATTGTCGTGCGATGTGAGAACTGCGGATAAAAAATTTGATTTAAGCTGTACTTCTATATGTGGTATGTATGAGTGAAGTTGTAGCTATTGCAGGAGGAAGTACAGGTATAGGAAGATGTACGGCTGAAAAGTTCCATGATGAAGGTTACAACGTTTATGTCGGTGCTAGGAGGGAGAACAAGCACGGCGACAAACCTGTTAGTGAGTGTTTAGAAAATGTTTACTATTTGAATCTTGATGTTACTTCTGAAGAAAGCGTGAAATCTTTTTTCAAGCAGGTTTACGATGCTGAAGGGCGGCTGGACTATTTTGTTAACTCAGCAGGTATTTGTATGACTGGTTCTGTGGAATCTATGAGTTATGAGAAACATAAGCAGCTGATTGAAACTAATTTGAACGGTACTTTTTTATGTGTCAAACACGCATTAAAACATATGAAAGGCAGAAATCATGGAGCGGTAATAAACATATCTTCAAGAGGGGCTTTAGACAACGTAGCTAATTTTGGTTCTTACAACGCTTCCAAAAGGGGCGTTAATTCATTAACTTTGACTGTTTCGCAAGAGGTTGAAGATTTCAACATTAACTTGTGTTCTATATGTCCAGGGCTGGTTGCTACGCACGAATACAGTCCTAAAGAAGGTGTTGCTCCTGAAAAGGTCGCTGAGAAAATATTTGAAAAAAAAGATACGGACGGTGAAATCATTGAAGTATGATTTAATAGTTGTTGGCGGTAGCGCAATAGGTTTTTATGTGGCTAAAGGTTTTGCTGAGAAAGGAAGAGAAGTTGCTGTTTTAGAGGCTAAAAATGAGATAGGTGAAAAAACTTGTTCCGGTCATTACAGTCAGGAAATCCTTGAGTTTTTCCCTGAAGCTGAAGAACTTGTTAAAAACGAGACTGACGGAATCAACATATATAACTCGATAAACGAGTTTAAACATGTGAAGAAAGAAGGTATGGGCTATACCATGGATAGACACAAGTTAGATGTTCTGGCTTCTGAGAAAGCTCGTGAACAAGGCGTAGAAGTATTTACAGGTGTCAGCGTTGAATCAGTTGATGGTGAAGAAGTTCATACCTCTGAAGGTGTTTTTGAAGCATCTGTTATAGCAGGGTGTGACGGATATAATTCTGTTGTAAGAGATTCTACAAGTATAGACAAGCCTTCTGACTCTGCCAGAGTTCTTGTAGCAGAGTACATGGACGAGGATTTGTCCGGTATGTGTACCTGTGATGTCTCCCGCGAAGGTTTTATTAATTGTTCTATGCCTAAAGGAGACAGGTTTGAGTACGCTGTAAAGGTGCGAGACAGCGACATTGATATAAACGAACTGCTTGAAAGACACTTAGACAGAAACGGTTTAGGTGAGCCAGACAATGTTTTCGGAGGAGTAATTCCTTTGAAACTTGCTGGTTCATTTTATGAAGACAACAAATTTTTGGTAGGAGATTCCGCTGGACAGACAAAGCCTTTTTCAGGCACAGGTTTAATGACTGGCTTAAGGTCTGCCGAAGTAGCAGTTGAAGAAATTGATTTAGATGATGTATCTACCTTGGAAGATTATGAAGTTGAATGGAATGAAAGTTATTTATGGGATTGGAGAGTGTCTCGTGCTTTGATGTACTCGGCTTATTTACCGGAACCGTTGCAGGCTACCGCCTTATTTGTTTCTAGCAAACTTGGTTTTGGTTTCGACCTACCATTCACAGAGCTTCGCAACGCCGTAACTTTTATGTTTGACGAAAACAAATAATAATGTATGGCGGTTTCTGACGGAGTTTTTGACGAAGGAACTTTTGACAACGCTACATTCAATAATATTAGCCGTAGCGAAACCGTCAAAGTTAAAGACACAGTTAATGATTTTTTCGGTGTGAAAGGAGGTTTTGACGGCGATGTTAACCTTCTTGGAGCGGTAGATGGTTTCAATAACGTAGGAGAGCTTGATGCTACTGAAAACACCGGTTTTGAGGATTTGTTCACCGGCCAGTTCGAAAGAGGTGAGTTTGAGGGTCAGGACGACGGAGAATACGTTTATCTAGCTTTTGCCGCAAAATGGAACGAAATACCAAACTGGGGAGCGGGAGGAGATAAAATACAGATAAGGTATCCGAGCCCCGACCCTAACAACTACCAGCTATATGTTGTTGCGAACGACGGAGACCCTAACAGTTTTAACGGAGACCTTTTCCGATTTTACTACGGTAACGACAACGACACAGGTCAAGGAAGAGTCGCTGACCCTGTTGTTTGGAAAGGTTATCTCGACGGCGCTCCTACAGACGCAAAGATTGTCGGCACACCATCTGATAGAACTGTTGAGCCAGAAAACAACTTTTTGAAGATAAGCCTTCAAAGAAGTTTATCAGAGACAATAAGTTTAAATGACTCTGTAACCGACGCAGCAAAATTTTTCAGAAGTTTAAGCGAAACAGTTACCTTAAGCGATGCAGACATACAGGAAATACAAAAAGTCTTGAATGAAGGAATAAATGTGGCGGATAATGTTGACAGAGAAGCAGACTACTTCAGAAACTTTTCAGAACAGTTGAACGTTAACGATGAAGAGGCCGTAACTCTTCTACGTTCCTTACAGGAGGCATTGGCTTTAACTGATGATGTAAATAAAACTGCTTTGTTAGACCTTACGGAAAATGTTTCACTGAACGAAAGTTTCGACAGGACAGGACAGTTTACTAGAAATCCTTCTGAAACAATTACTTTGGACGATGACGTAGCAGCTATAAAAATTGTTCGGAGAGTTATTCAAGAAACTGTAGGAGTGAATGACGCTGTTTCTCGTGAAGGGAGCTTTGAAAAAATTCTTCAGGAGCAGTTGGATTTAAATGATTCTGTTGTTCGTTCTGCCGAACTTAGCAGAGCCTTAAACGAAAATATAGGCGTTCAGGACTCAGTGACCGAGGAAACAATTTTCCGTAGAATACTTGACGAAGCTGTAACTATCTCTGATAATGTTGCGAGGACGGCAGACTTTGAAAGAACCTTCCAGGAAAATGTTTCTGTTTCGGATAATGTATCCAAACTTCTAAGCAAACAAGTTTCCGAATCTTTGGATTTACAGAGCACAGCTAGTTCGGAGGCACAGCTTTTCCGTGCGTTACAGGAAACACTTGACCTAACTGATGAGGAGTCTAAGAGGCTGCGTAGAACAGTAAACGAAACTATTGGTGTTAATGACAATTTCAAGTACTTGTTGACTGTTGTACTTTCTGAGAATGTAAATCTTCAGGATGATGTTGACAGGTTTGCAGAGTTTTTCAGGACTTTAACAGAGTTCATAGACTTGAGAGAAGCAGATATTCAGGAAGTTGCCTTGGAGCTTACTGAGAGTGTAGGTGTTTCGGACAACGTTGCAGATGCTACAGATTATGTAAGAGCTTTGTCTGAAGCAGTTGTTTTATCTGACAACAGCAGCAAGAACTTGTTGAAGGTTCTGGTAGAAACAGTTAACCTTGTTGACGAAGCTTCAAGAAGCGCCGACTTGTTCAGAACTATTTCAGAGCCTTTACAGTTACAGGCAAATGTTTCAAAAACAGCGTTCCTTAAACTTGAAGATTCTTTCGGGTTAAACGATACTGTTTCCAGAGAAGGAGAGTTCTTCCGTACATTCAACGAAACAGTTAACCTACAGGATTCTGTTGTCGAGCAGGCTATTTTCCGTAGAACGGTTTCAGAGCAGTTAGCTCTTTCCGACACGGTTTCTAGCATTGGAGAGTTTGAAAGAACATTTACGGAAAGCTTAACTGTGAACGACCAAGCAAGTAAAGGCATAACAAAAGTATTATCTGAGGGCTTGACTGTTCAAGATACTTCTCTTTTCAATTTGAGAAAGTCTTTGAACGAAAGCATTTCCTTGAACGACAAAAATGTTATATGGAGTAAATTAGCTGATGCAGTTGCTACAACTGTTGAAATCGAAAAGCTTCAGAAGGCTTCAGCAAGCATCGAAGCTTTCAGCAAGGCAATAGCTGAAATAGAGAAAAGCAGTGTTTCAGACAACGAGCTTGACAAATTTTAAAAACGAGGTTAATCAAAAGTGATTATATGGGAATTATAAAAGAGTATGAAATAGGTGACACAGCACGTTTCAGAAGCGTGTTTAAAGACACGCAGTCTAATGTTGTTGAGCCAGATGTTACTAACGGCGACCACGATGTACAAATCGAGATTACTGACCTTTCCGCTGACGAAATAATGGTTTCTGACGCAGAAATGGACGAAATCAGCGATACGGAGTTCCGTTATGATTGGCAGACCACTGAAGGCATGAATCTTGGTGAGTACGAGGTCGAGGTTAAAGGTGCTTTCGGCGGTGATGAGGCTTTGAACCGTGACCGTGTCAAATTGGTTAGGACGAAGGAACACTAATTTTTTTAAGTGTAGTTAATATCTGTTCTTGTTATAAGGAAGCAGATGGCTTCGTGTCGAGGCGAACTGTTTCTACTTTGGACCCGTGTCGGGTAGCAGAATTATGGTAAGTAAAGCCACGTTGGTGTCGGATACATTCAGTGAGATGTTTAATGTGCTGAATGCGAATGTTTCAGATATTACGAACAGTCAAGGTAATACTATTAATCTTGATGAAACTGACAGTGGTAATTACTGGACAGGAAGTTACCCGGACAGGGAACTGATTACAGACGAAGACCGTTACCCTATAGCAATTCTCAACACCCCTGAGTTCGATGAGAACATCATCGGATTGCGTCTCTCGGAGTCCCGGCTGGAAATAGACATAACTGTTTACGACACCCGTGCCGAACACCCGCCAAAGTTTGTTGAAAAAGCGGTTGACCAGTTACGGAACAATCAAACCCTTCAAGACGAAGGTTTTTACAACGTAGAAGTTGTGGACTCAACAATGGATGTATTGACATCTCAAAGAGCAAGTTTAAAAGTTCATTCATACACAGCAACAGTAGCTATCGGCTACGAGGTGTGCGTATAATGGCTTTCAGCGCAGATTTGTCAGTAGATATTCACACAGACGAAATCACTCGTTTACGGCAGAGAGTTGACGGCTTTATCGAGAACACTCCGGCAATCGAGGAAGAGTTTTCAGAGGAGTTTGCTGAAGACCTTGTACAAACAGTTAAGGAAAGCGTAAGAAAGAATTTCAGTCGGAGAGGAAGCACAGGTCAGCTTGAAGACAACGTAGGTAAGAGACGTAAGTCAAGCAATAGATATACGGTTCACGCAAACGCTTACAACGACGGTGTGAACTACGCTGCATGGCACGAATACGCAGAATCAAGCCACTACGCTTACTACGAGGATGCAAGCGGAGAGAACACAGACCTCATTAACTGGGCTAAAAGAATGGGTATTTACAGCGACACATGGAGAGTGGAGGTTACACCGCACTCCTTCATGAAGCCAGCAGTCCAAAACGCAATAAGAAAAGCACGTAGAAGAATGAACACTGGGGACAACGCAGCAGCCTCAGGTCTACAGAAAGCATTCAGATAATAATACTATGAAACTGAAGAATATTTCGAACTACCCTAAAATAGTTAAGGGAGTAAGGATTGAGCAAGATGAAACCGAGGAGGTAAGCCTTGACGCAGCGACAGCTCAAAAATTTAGAGGTAGTCCGAAGTTTGAAGTTGTGGAAGAGGACGACGAACCAAAAGAAGACACTAAAGAGACATCAAAACCAGAAAAAAATGAAGAAAAAGAAGAAGGTGAATAATTATGACAGACAATTCAACGATTGAATCTGCACAGGTTTCCGGTTCAAGCAACCGTGTTTACCACGGACGTGAAGCAACTGTAAAGATTGGAGAAGCAATCAGCACAGTTGACACATCCGACAGTCTTAGCGGACTTTTCGACAACAACGCTAACGGAACTGATTTCTCAGGTATTCTAACCGAGATTACTCTTACTGACCCTGAAGCAGCTGTAGAAGTACAGAACACATTCGGCGGACAGGTAATGAGCGAATCTCCTCACGACCTTGTAGAAATCGAGTTCACAGCACGTTTCCAAGACCTTGCTATGGTAGAAGAGTTTATCGACGACACTACACAGGTTACAAGCACAAGTGATGGAACGTTTACCCGTGTCAACGGAGGAACTGAAATCGGTAACCGTCCTAACAGAAGCATTCTCTTCCACTTAGAGAAAGATGGCGACATCATCAACTACTTGATGAACAACGCAATCTTCTCTCAGATGGGAGAAGTCAGCTTAGCTGGTGACGGAGCAGCAGAGATTTCAGGTACAGCTCATTGCAGAGTTCAAGACCTACACAGAGAAAGAAACTTCTAAAAACGACCACACACAAAAAACCCCTTAAAAGGGGTGTTATACTACTATGACAGACGAAGACGAAAAAGACGGCGTATCTCAGAATTGGGAACCTGAGAATCCGACAGACTTCAAAGTTTACGACGTACCTACAGACCTTAAAAACGATTACATTTCAATGGCCAAACTTCATTACGACGATGATGTTTGGAAAGTCATGGCTGATGCGATGGCGGCGTTGAAAGATGACAAGTTCGGGCGTGTTGATGTCCTTGAGGAAAGGATTTCACAGCTTGAGCAAGAGTTGAGCGCCTTGAAAGGCTTGGTAAGCAAGCAGATGAAAAACGATGAAGATGATGACTTGAAACCGACTTTCGGAGAATAAAACATACTATTTGAAGATGGTGACTATTTAGAACTATGACACTACAAGAAAAATTTGCCGGAATGGCTATGAACGAACCTATCAAAATCGAGATTGAAGGAGAAGAACTGGAACTTGACATGCGTGTTGAGGACATTGTTCCACTGATGTCTATGGGTGGAAGCCAGGAAGACATTGGCGAAGACGATGTTCAAAAACTTACTGACACGTTCAGAAAGATTCTGTACAGAAGCTACCTTCCTTACTGGGATGATGTAAGAGGGCAAGAGCCTAACAATCTATCCGACAACCGTAAAGAAGAGAACGATGAAGCTAAAGCATTCCTTGACGGATTGCTTGTAAGAAAGCTTCCAGTCTTGATTAACAAGATTGTTGACGAGCTTGGATGGGCTGACGAAGGTGTTGCTGGACAGGATTTTCCAGAAGAAAACCTTCCTCAGTAAAAGAGAGAGAAATGATTCAGTCGGTAGGGGAGCAAGTCCCTGACGGCGATATTTCCAAAGTGGTTTTTTACCTTATTAAAGAGGTGGGGTTGAGCCACGAAGAGATTTTCGGCAGTACGAAGTACGTCAACTTTGTAGAAGAAGTTGGTAGAGACGGCTTTTTAGGCCAGCACTTGGACTACGTTCTCGGTAAGAAAAAAGTTGAGACAACCGAGAAAGTTTCTACAAAAGGAATGAGTTTAAAAGCATTCACTGCTTACATGGACTTGTTAGAAGAACATGAGCAGGAAAAGGAGAAAGAGCAGAAAAAGCAGAAAGTACGTCAAAGCATGAAGAACCAGACACTAGGTTAATCTATGGCATTTCAAGAAAAATTAGAAGTTTTAATAGAATCAACCTTTGACAGTTCAGGTTTGAAGAGGCTTCAAGCAGAGATTGGTAAGACCAAGGCCCAAATGGCTACAATGCTTGAAGGTTTGGATAGAGCTGAAGCTTTCTCCAATATACGTAACAGAGCTGAGCAAGCGAAGGAAGTTTTCAGAGAAGCAGGTCTTGAAGCAAGTAACTTGAACAATAGGCTGGCTAAAGGCGTGGATAACGCTGAGGCTATGCAGAGGCTTGCTGATGCTAAGGAGCGGATTACTCGTGGGACGCCGCTGCGTGAATCTTTCGGTAGGTTAGACAGCCCTATGCAGATGTTGCAGCAAGGTTTTGACCCAGAGAAATTCAGTGCTTTAGGTAATTCTATTTCAGGTGCTACTTCAGAGCTACAGGTATTGCAAAGCACCGGTAAGAAAATGAATATCAGTGACATGATATTAGCTGACCAACCTCAGATGAATGTACCTGAGTTCTTGCCTCAAGACCCTATGGAGCAGTTTGAACAATCTTCTAACATGCAGAGTATCTTCGGTCAGAGAGACATGCTTGGAGGGGCGGGAGCAGCTAATCGTCCTGAAAGATTTATGCCTGAAAGCGGAGGTAGAATGACTCGTTTCCTTTCAACAATAGGAATGTCTCAGGATAAGATTGATAGTTTAAGAGGTACTGTTGGCCGCACCGGAGCCAAAATGAGTAACTTCAAGGCGCGTACGCTTAAAGGTCTTTCCGGCGGTTTTGGTCGGGTTGCTGGTGCGGCTCAAGGATTGCAGATGCGTCTTCTAGGACTTCAGTTCACAATGCTTACAGTAGCCTTCATTTTCGGAGGATTGATGGCGGGGGCGCTTGGAGCAGTAGGAGTGTTCCAAGTACTTGGTTCTACACTTAGATTCATGTTCCTTCCTACAGCGTTGAATGTTTTGGATGTCATGCTTGACCTCCAGTCATTTGTATTCAACATGAATAGGGATACTCGGGAATTGATAGGTAACATATTTGCATGGATTTCTGTGTTCGCAATACTTGGAGGTATTGCCGCAGCCCTGCTTAAACCTATAGTTACCTTGATTGGAGGTATAGCGAAGCTAGGAGCTGTTCTTTCAAAGATTGGGCCTGGCGGAGCTATCGGAGGATTGAAGTTCTTAGCAGGTATACTGAAAACTATTGGTTCTGTAATAGCTGGTAGTATAGGTGCAATCCTAAGCTTTATTGGAGGTTTGGCAGCAGGATTCCTAGCCGTAGTCACTGTAGCCGAAAGATTCGGTAAAAAGGTAGCACTTGTATTCGGTACAGTATTAGCGGTTGTCGGAGCTGTAGTAGCAGCAATTGTTTCAGCACCGGCACTAGTGGTAGCGGCAATCGGTGTGGCTATCGGCGCAATTCTTGGACTAATCTGGACTTTCAGAGACACCTTTGTATCAATAATGGTAGGTTTGGTTGATATAATTATTCGAACCTTCTTCAATCTTGTAGGAGGTATTTGGAAGGTTATCAAAGGAATAATAAACATTATCCAAGGACTTGTAACTGCAATAGTAGGATTTATAGTAGGTATCTTCACAGGCAACTTCCAGAAGATGATGCAAGGTATCAAAGAGTTTGTTAAAGGAGTAGGTCAAATCTTCTGGGGTCTAGTAGACCTGATTCTAGCACCTTTCAAGGCAATCTTCAACGCCATCATAGGTAACAGTATTATACCTGAAATGGTTAACGGGATAATCGACTTCCTGTTCAAGCTTCCAGGCAAAGCCTTCGACATGGCAGAATCACTGGTTCAGAACATCATTAACGGTATAAAAGGCGTTGGAAACGGTATTTGGAACGCACTTAAATCTGTGCTTCCAGGATTCCTTGTAGACGCACTTGAAAAAGGAGGTAAAGCAATCGGAGGACTTGTTGACTCAGCAGGTAACGTAATAGGTAAAGGAGGAAAAATGATAGGAGATGTAGCAAGCGGTATAGGAAGCGCTACTTCAAAACTTGCTGACGGCGTAACAAGCGCGGCATCAGACTTTGCTTCAGGTGTCGGAAGCACAGTAGACAACTTCTTCGGAGGAGGCGACAACCAGTCAAGTCAGACAGTCAACAACAACGATGTAACAGTAAACGCAGACATGAGAAGAAGTGAGAGCACACCTCAGGAAGAAGAGGAAAGATTGAGTAGGATAGTTTCACAAGGAACAAACAACGAAACAGGAGATAGAAGCGGAGGACGTTAATATGTCAAACATTCCAGAGAAAAAAATTACTTTCCAGTACCAAGGAGACCCTACCAACACGCCTAGCGTTGCCAACGGCAGCGAGATAACTGTTTACGCAGAGACGATTGATGAAATCTTCCAGAAAGAACCTAACTTCACACCTATCCCTAAAGGACCTGAACAGCACTACAAAGGACCTGAAACACTTGTTGTAGACACTTTGAAAGCAACTCACAAGTTCCAGATTACGGGATGGGTTTACAACAAAAGCAGGAAGAAATTCAGTTTTGACGAAAACGATTTCGACAGCAACAACGACATACAGGTTTCTGACACGATTACAGCTCAAGACCTTGATACTTTCGTTCCTTTGGGAGACGCAATGATTAAATACGGTACTTTAAGTGTTACAGGAACTAGTTCTGGAAGTTTGTCTGAGGGAAGTGATTACGAGGTTGACCGTGACCGTGGACGAATCAAGTTTTTAAGCAGCGGCAGTGTTTCAACTACTACGGAAGAGGATTTCTTCGGTAACACGAACACTATTATAAACGAGGACTTCGAATTAACATATACGAGCAAGGGAAGCGCACGGAACGCTGCTAAAGCACTTCAGAAAATGTCTCAGCTTGGAGGTACAATAGTGATGCGTGTCGGCAAATCAACTTATACAAGTGCTGACAGCGAAGAGTTTAGTAAGACTTATACTGTGCTTCCTAAGAAAATCAAGGCTAACAACAAGGCAGGGAAACCTGACGAAACAAAGCTTGAAATGGAGTTCAGAGTTTCAAGCGACAAGAGAACAGAGTAAACAAACTTTATGGGACGTACATACAGCGAAATAAGAGACAACGAAGCTTACCAGGGCACGGAATGGGAAGTTTCCATTAACGGTAACGATTATACTTCTAACTTAGAGCTTGTGGAGTTCAGAGAAACTATAAACAGTCCTTTGGAATTCACTTTAAAGACTTCTGGTATCAGCGGAGGGAACTCTGACGTAGTTCAAAACAATGAAGTAATTGTAAAATACGGTGGCGAACTGTTTAGAGGTGTCATTCAGCAAGTTGATTCTGGAAATAATCTTGAGGCAACTATTAAAGGTGCAGGCTACGCTTCCACACTTGACGGAGAAAGCGCACAAAATGATTCCACGCCTGAAGAATATGTAGGTTCTAACACAGACACTATTGTAAATGATTTAACAGGAGGTTTTGCTGTAGGAACTAACACTCGTTTAAACAGTACCGACGGCACTGTAGACTTCAGAGCTAACGAGAAACAGTTACAAGACCTTAACCGGTTGATTGGAGAATACGAAGGAGAATGGCTTGTAGATATTAACAACGGAACACCTCAGTTCAACGTTGTTCAGCAGAGAGGTGGGGGAAGCAGCGTTAAAACATTCTCAACTGTAGACACAAATGAAACTAATCAAACTGCTGAAGCGATTAACAGAAACGTTAACACGAATGAAGGGGATTTCGACGGAGTTAAAGTTTTTGGTTACGGTGACGGAGACGACCAGATAGTAGCAACGGCTGGCAACGTAAGTAAGGATGACAAAGTTTTGATTTACACAGATAAGACTATTATCAGTCAGAGACAGGCAGACCAGCGAGCTACATCTTTAGCTAACAGCCACACTATTGAATGGGAGGAAATTAAGATTGAGCCTACCGACCCTAACGAACTTTTTGACTGCGGGGATGTTGTAACTGTTAATGATGAGGCTGCTAAAATTGACGGCGAAGACTTCAGAGTTGTAGAAAGATTCTACAAGATTGATTACAGAGGGAACGTAGCCAGTACCTTGATGCTGAGTAACAAACCTCAGACATTTACAGCGAAGTTTAAAGAGGAGGAGAACTCTAGAAAAAGTGAGACCGACCATATGCAGGGTTCAAGGAATGTTTGGGGTGAGAAAGAAGTAGGTAATGCTACTAACGCTAAACCTATAACAATTGATTTTTATGTCCCTCAAGATATTAAGGATAAGACGGGTAAAAACAGAACTTCTAGTGTGGAGCTTAATTATAGTTGTTCTCCGTTCCGTAAAAACAGTTCTAACAGTGAAACTCGTGTATCCAGTACAAATCTTACGAAGTCTAATAAAGTAGACAGTACAAATACAACTTCCAATGATAAAATGGATAGCACCAGTACTGATAACGATGACGGACTTGAGGAATCTCCTGACAATCAAATTCAAATGGAGCGTGTTGGACAGGAATCTGTTGGTTCAACAGGTTCAGGAGGTTCGACCATTATACAGCAAACAGCTACATCAGGTATAAATACAACTCTGAACATAGGTGATGGATGGACGGACTTAGAAGATGATAACGGCAGCCAAATTGACTTTAGTGCTGACTACGTAGATTCTGCCGGAGGAATAATGTATTACCAGTTCGACGTTGACTTAGGATTCCAAGCAGGTTCTAATTATGTCGGATATGTTGATGTGAGAGTGAAAAGAGAATTTGACAATGTTTATTACCCTGGCAGCGGAGGAAGAAATCATTTACTCGCTATAAACAACGGCGACCAAGTAGACAAGATTTCAGGAGTGATTGAAATACCTGAAAACACTAACGGCGACGACTTCATCATCCAAGCTCAGACGAGGATTTCAGATTTCGATATTACTTTAGGCCAGATAGGACTAGTTATTTACGGTGAGCACAGTCACGATGTGTCTCCTAACCACGAAGACACAGGTGGAAACAATCTTGCTTCACCTGGTGGCGACGGAAGCCTCACTTTCAGAACAGACAACTTTATATATGATATAACCGATAATACTTCATCTACAGTTGACAGTGTTAACGATAATACATCAAGTACCACTGATGACGTGACAGACACTAACGAAGATACTGTTGTTTCTGTAGGAGATGAGCTGCTTGAAGGCACAACAGCTAATGAGATTGAATCAATTGTTATCGACGGAACGGAAAGAATAAACGATATTTACGGACAAAGCACTTCCGGCGGCATTAACCAAGACGAAGAAATTGATATTACGGATTATTTGACCTCTGACTCTGATGGTTTACCCGAAGTAGGTTGGCACAGCGTTGAAATAACTCCTGACGGAGCCACCTTTTTGAAGAGCAGAGTATTTTTAGACCACAAAAAGGACAATTAATAAAAAGGAGTTAAAACAAAGGTGATTATATATGACAGACCGAGAACTTAAGAAGAAAGAACTAGGATTCAAAATCAAGGATGTTTACACAGAGAACAACAAATTAGTTGTAAAGGTTGAAGAACCTGAGAAGAATCTAAGCACACGCGTATTCACTTTCGGACCAGAAATGATTGAAACAAAGAAGTATGTCGAAGACGGAGAGGTAATTGAAGAGCCGAAGTGGAAGATTCGTGTTAGAGAAAAACTTGAAAAAGATTACGAAGAAGAAGAGATTGAATTGCCTAGTGAAGAAGCTGAGAAACTCAAAGGACAAAGAATTACATCCAAGTGAATATTTATGTACCACAAAGAATCTTATCCTGACGAATCGGTAGAAATAGATGTGATTGACTTCAGAGAGCATAAAGACACTAACAGTGTTATTGGCAAAGTTTCTACTGACTATGGAGAGACAAAAATTGCGTATGGGTTCCCAAAAGGACATGGTTGGAGTGAAAAGCTTAACGGGAAGAAAAAATTTCTTTTAAAATTGAAGGATATGGCTTTAAATGAATTGAAGCCTGATGAGGAAGAAAGTAAAGAGAAAGAATCTATGAAAGAAATGATGATGTCTGAGAAGCAAGAGGTATAGATATTTATGAGTAAAGACCCAAGTTTGGATAAGCCTGATGAAATCAGGACTTATTTGAAAGAGAACATGGCAGAGGGATACCTTTCAGAAAGTGAAGGATTAAACATTGATGAATTTGTTGACAAGTATGAAAGACTTCTGGACATGAAGGAAAATCTTGGAGAAATAATTGAAAAAGTTTTTGAGGCTAAGGTAAAATGAGTCATGTTTCTGAAGATGTTAAGAAAGAGTTGTTAGAATACCCGTTTGTCACCGCTGTTGGGCATGGGCAAGGACGGGGAGAAAGGCACGAAAACGGTGAGAAGGCTGTAGTGGCTTTCGTAACCGAAAAAAAGAGCGAGTCAGAGCTTGACGAATCTGACGTGCTTCCAAAGGAGGTTGACGGTGTAAAAGTCGATGTTCAACCTGTTGGAGAGATTGGAATTGAACCAGTCACCCCTGAAAAAGCACATGACACAGGTGAAGTAGACACAACTACTGGTCATCGACCAGCACCTCAAGGAATCAGCATCGGCCACCCTGACATCACCGCAGGAACAGCAGGGTTCATTGCTTGGAGAAAGCAAGAACAAATGGGTGTCGAATACCCTGAACCTGTAGGAGTTACAAACAACCACGTAGCCGCGAACGAAAACAAGGCAGAAGTAGGTGACAACATTTTGCAGCCAGGTCCTTACGACGGAGGGAATAATTCTGACCGTGAAAGAATCGGCGGACTTGAAGGATTTGTAGACATTGTAGACAAAGACAATCTTGTAGATGTTGCGTGGTACAGTATCGACGGAAGAAAGATGAACAGTTATGTTCCAAGTATCGGCGTACCTACTGAAGCAGCTGAAGTTGCTGAAGGAGATGAAGTTAAAAAATTCGGTAGGACAACCGGATTCAAGAAAGGTAAGGTTTTATCTACAGATGCTCGTGTAAGAGTGAAATATGATTCAGGTCTTAAAGAGTTTGAAGACCAAGTTGTAGCTGAAAGCATCAGTAGCGGGGGCGACTCCGGTTCAGCAGTTGTAAACGAAAAAGGAGAATTAGTAGGTTTGCTGTTCGCTGGTTCTGACAGGATTACTGTTGCTAACAAAATCGAGAACGTTCTTGAAGAAACAGGACTTTCCCTGAAGCCAAGTGATGTTTATGAGTCATAAAGAAGAAGAGGCAGACATGATTGTAGACAGTTTGGACGAACTTTTCCCTGAAGGCGAAACCGCAGATTTCGATGCGTCTATCCAGCCTAAAGGAGAAACACCTAATAGTCAAGGAGGCAACATGGGTGTTAAAGTGTTTGACGGAAACGGAGACCGTAAGCACGAAGTTGAGTATTTGCGTGTGCCTGAAATGGGTTCTGTAGAAGCATACCTTTTAGACAACGGAAAATGGGCTGTTACACGTAGAGACAAGTTACCGCACAGATAAAAAGATATTATTTACGGAGGTGAATACAAAGATGACTAACGAAGTAATGGTAGGTGACAAGGAGCTTGGACGTTATTACAAAGCTGTAGACAAACAGCTTGAAGAAAACGAGGATGTAAAACTTATGTCTCGTGGACAAGTTAACAACGGAAAAGCTCTTGACGTAGCTGAAATCGTTCGACGTGAAGAAGGAGCAACTGTGGAAGACATTAATACAAGTACTGCTGAATTTGAGAACGATGATGAAGAAACAGTCCGTGTTACCGAACTTGAAGTAGAAATAGAAAATAACGACGAGGAATAAATTCTCCTCGCCTCTTTTTAACTTTTTTTACTCTGGCGGTCGTCTGACATCCCAGAGATGTGGCTTGTTAGGCTGGTTACTTTCTTCATACCTGCCTTCGTAAACCACTGCGACAGTTTCGCCTTCTTCAATTTCTTCTAACTGACTTTTCAGAACTGTATGCGGTGTGAACGCATAGCTAACTTCTTTTTCGTCATTGTCGAAGATGGCGTTGTCTACGCCTCCGATGGCTCGTGTTCCAGTGTATTCTCCAACCCAGTAATCTCCTTCCTCTACGTCATCCATGTCGATGAATTCAAGGTCGTAGTCGTTGAACTCTTGGTCTTCTGGACCGGAGTCTACACTTTCCCAGTCGGAAACGTCTTCACTGCCGTCGAAAATTACGTTTTCTCCCATTAGTTGTTGTCACCTCCGTTAAAGCTTGGTAATTGGTCTACAAATTCTTTCACTGATTTTGCGTCTTCTTCTACTTGGTCGATTCGTTCTCGGGCTTCTTCTACTTCCTCAAGCATTTCATCTGCTTCATCTCTCATTGTTTGTAGGTGAGTGATGAATTCCGCCATTTGTCCGATGCGGTCGTCTTTCCTTGACTCAAGGTCTTCGAGTTTGCCCGAAGCTGAACTTAGTAATCCCATGGGTAAGTAGTCACCGTATAGTTATTACTGCGTGTTTAACTTTTATATACCTATCGGGAAAAATGACGCACCCAACCGGATTCAAACCGGCGACAAACTCGGTTAGAAGCCGAGCGCTCTTTCAGGCTGAGCTATGGGTGCATACATTTTTTGTGTTATACCTGTATATGTTTAACACACACACAGGGTTTTCCACAACTATTTAAAGGTTAATACCGACAAGTTTATAAACAGGCCGAGTGAGATTTGAACTCACGAACTCGCAGGTTAAAAATCTGCTGCTCTAAACCAGGCTGAGCTACCGGCCTATCACGGGCTGAGGGAGATTTGAACTCCCGACCACTAGATTAAGAGTCTAGCGCTCTACCAGACTGAGCTATCCGCCCAAAAAATTTCCACAAATACTTCAGTTTTCTTTGTGGTAGTGGAAGTGTTCGATAGTGCTGGAAGGGAACCGTGCGAATTGGTATTCTCCGTTTTTCATTCCTTCTGTCTGTACGATTCCGTGGTCTTCACCGTTTTCTGTATGTGTCTCTGTGTCGTGTAGGTGTAGTTCGTATTCTACACCGCTTTCTAGCACTGCTACGATTTCTCCGTATTCTTCTAGTTCTCTTTGTACTTGGTCGATGTTCATGGTACTATCTACGAGGCTTGTAGGATTTGAACCTACGTCACCCACCTTCGAAGGGTGGTGCTCTGTCCGGACTGAGCTAAAGCCCCAAAGTGGACTCGAAGGGATTCGCACCCTCGGCTTCCTCCCTGCCAAGGAGACGCTCTGCTAGACTGAGCTACGAGCCCGTAATATGGAAACGAGAAGATTTGAACTTCCGTACGCTCGTATATAAGACGAGTGCCTGAAACCTGGCTCGGCTACGCTTCCGTAAATGCCTCCACTATTCTATTAGTAAGTGTACGTCCTACGCCGTCTACAGTTCTAAGGCTTTCTTTCAATCCTTCTCTGTCTCCTTTTTCACTTCTTAAATGCCATAGCATGCTTGGGAGACTTGTTTTTTCAAGTATGGCTTCAGCTTTCTGTTTTGATACACCTTTTATGCAGCTTAACATTGCGACCTGTACATCTTCGGTGTCGGCGTTCGTCCGTTTCAACTTGTCTTTTCGCTCTGTTCCTTCTTCGTGTTTCGCTATTATCTTGTTTATTGCGTATGCCGTGGCTTCTGCGTCCGGTGTGTAGATGATACCGATTCCTTCGCTTGTTCGGCTTACCATTGTGCCGACGAAGGCGTGCTTGTGAAGACTGCTGTATTCTAGGTCGTAAGGGTTACCCTCTACGATGATGTACTGGTGTTTGAAGTCTTCTAGCATGCGAAGGGTTTGCTCTTTCAAGCGCCCGTCTTTAATTGAACCGGCGAGGTCGCTGGCTTCTTTTCTTTCTATTGCTACGTCTTTGTATACGAAGTCTGCTGTTTTCAAGCCTTTGGTTTCTGTGTCTGCGCCTGTGTCTCTGTCTTGTATTGTTAGTTCTACTGTGGTCTGTATGTTTTGTGGTTCGTTGCTGTCTATGTAAAGCGTGTCTGACATGTGTATGGACACAACAGGATTTGAACCTGTGACTTCCGCCTTATCAGAGCGGTACTCTAACCACTGAGTTATGCGTCCGTAAATCCGAAGTCGTCGTCGTGTCTTTTTACTCCTAGTAGTTCTTCTTCAATCTCCACCATGTGTCGGCTCGGACTAGTTTCTCTGCTGTTGATGTCAATAGGCTGAGGCAGATTTGAACTGCCGCTCTCCTCCATGTCAAGGAGGTGTCATCACCACTAGACCACCAGCCTGTCAGGGAAAGTTAAAGAGGAGTTATTTGTTTACGCCCCCTTTACGTTCGGTAGGCGGCTCCCACAGGGTTCTGTGGGCAGGATTTGAACCTGCAATGCGATGCCACGAAGTATCTCCTCTTTTCGCCCTAATTAATGGAGAGGGTAGGACTCGAACCTACAGCTACGGGATTATGTGTCCGAAGTAACCTTATCACTCGCACCACAGCTTACCAACGGCGTGGTTAATATCTGTGTTAAGGTGTAAGTTACGTGCTCTACCAGTTGAGCTACCTCTCCAAATGGGTATGACTGGATTTGAACCAGCGACTTTCGCCATGTAAGGGCGATGTTCTGACCACTGAACTACACACCCATACTTGTTTTTTGTCTCCTAACTTTTATATATCTTGTTAGCGGGAACAGGATTTGAACCTGTGGCTTCAAGGTTATGAGCCTTGCGACTTGGACCTGGCTCGTCTACCCCGCTATTAATGACGAGACACGGATTTGAACCGTGGACATCTCGGATATGAACCGAGTGTTCACTCCTGACTGAACTACCTCGCCATTATAGGTTAACTTATTTAAACTTTACCATTTTACTGTGTGTGTGTTAAACATTATGTGAGTGTGCCGGAACTAGGACTCGAACCTAGACAATCTGCATCTTCAGTGCAGCGCACTCCCAATTGTGCTATTCCGGCATAAAAGTAGGGTAAGGGAAAGTTGGAATAAACTAGCACACCGCAGTGCCATAGCCTTCCCGTGGTGGGAAGGTCAAGAGTTGAACTCGAAGTAAGTTTACTCCTTGCCCTTGTATATCGAACAAAAAGAATAATCGTTGCTTAGTCAGACCTGGAAAGCCTGTTTCAGCGTATAGTTGCCACTCGGACGAACATGGCTTTAGAAAATGCGAATCTTGAGATACGTTTGATAGTGTCCAAGTGGTTCACCTCTTACTAGTTAATTAGTGTTTAACTTTTATAAATCTAATGTTGTTCAACGGCTTTTTCACATGCTTCCTTCATTTTTTCTTCGAAGATTTCATGTGAAAACTCTTCTGT